GGATGAAAGACCTATCGTCTGTTGAAATGAGCTACAACAAAAGAAAAGAAAGTACAAAACAGGCAATACTTACAGTAATGTCAAATCAGAACAATCCAAAATTACGAGTTAAATTGAATAATATTTTTCCAATGTCACTCAGTGATTTAGAATTTGATACCACACTTTCAGCAGAAGAACATATTACAGCTACAGCATCATTCAGGTATGATTGGTTTGACATTGAAAAAATATCGTGATATAATGTAGTTTTATAATGGAGATTTATAATGACCAAACTTGATGAAATATTAAAATACTGGGAAGAAGATTCTGTAATTGATTCCACGGAACCAGGAAAAGAACTGCTAAAAATACCTACACTACATAATAAGTATCTGAAGATTCTTGTGAATCACAGACTTGCCATGAAAAGAGTTAACTTTGAATATTCACGTATGCGTAAAATCAAAGAAGAATATTATAATGGCGCACTCTCACAAGAAGAACTGGAAGAATATGGTTGGGAACCTTTTCTGTTGACAGTAAAGACCAAACATGGAATTGAAAAATACATTGAATCGGACGCAGAACTTATTCGGTTCTTAGAAAAGAAAATGTATCATGATGAAGCAATTGCCGTGTGTGAATCTATACTACAAGAACTCAGAAGTAGAACTTTCCAATTGAAAGATTATATTGCATGGGAAAGATTCATCGGTGGAAACTAAAATAATTGTAACAAAAAGAAACGAATCATATGTAAAAGTAAAGTGTGAACGTTCGGCAGCACAAGAACTTTCAGATTACTTTACTTTTTACGTACCTGGTCATCAATTTACACCAGCATTTAGGAATAAAATCTGGGACGGTAAGATAAGATTGTTTGACTTGCGTACATTTGAACTGTATCACGGTCTACTTCCTTACATAGAAACATTTTGTTCTGAACGGGAATATACACTGGAGTATGGAGACCCTAGACCAGATTTGACTGAAGATTATCCTGTTTATCATGCAGATAAGTTTATCACAAGTCTTTCTCTACAGTCAAGAAATAAAAATATTGAAGTAAGAGATTACCAAAAGAATGCATACGTACATGCCATGAGAAAACAGAGATGTTTGTTGTTATCACCAACAGCATCAGGTAAATCTCTTATCATTTATCTTATCATACGGCAGTTACTGGACTATAAGTGTCAGAAGGGTCTTATTATTGTACCAACCACATCACTGGTGGAGCAACTATACACAGACTTCACAGACTATTCTACTGGAAATGGTTGGGACGTGGCAACCAGTGTTCATCGTATTTACCAAGGTAGAGATAAAAATACTGAACTTCCACTCACCATTTCAACATGGCAGTCAGTCTACACACAACCTAAAGAATACTTTGAACAATTTGATTTTGTCATTGGTGATGAAGCACACCTTTTTAAAGCACAATCTCTGACAAGTATACTTTCACAATGTATAAATGCAAGATACAGAATTGGTTTGACTGGCACTCTCGATGGAACAAAGACACATAAACTTGTGCTTGAAGGTCTTTTTGGTCAAGTAGAAAAGGTGACAACTACCAAAGAACTCATGGACAACAAACAACTTGCGGATTTTACAATACAGTGTTTGATTCTGAAACATGATGATGAAATCTGCAAATTAATGAGAGATAAAACTTATCAGGAAGAAATTGAATATTTGATATTAAATGAAAATAGAAACAAGTTCATCAAAAATCTTGCGGTATCAATGAAAGGAAACAGTCTAATCCTTTACCAATATGTTGACAAACATGGCAAAATACTATATGATATGATAACTAATACCAAGAATATTGGTGATAGGAAGGTCTTCTTTGTTTATGGTAAAACTGATACTGAAACAAGGGAGGAAGTAAGACGTATAACGGAAGATGAAAATGACGCTATTATTGTGGCTAGTTATGGTACTTTTAGCACTGGAATTAACATTAGGAATCTCCATAATATTATATTCGCATCTCCATCCAAATCAAGAGTTCGAAATCTCCAATCTATTGGACGAGGTTTACGAATCGGTGACAGCAAAACTGAAGCTGTTTTATACGACATAGCAGATGATCTTCGACATAAGAATCATATGAATTTTACTCTTAAACATTTTATAGAACGAACAAAGATATATAATGAGGAGAAGTTCACTTACAAACTCTATAAGATAGGACTAAAAAATGGAAGCAATAAAACTATTACGCCTTAAATCAGGTGAAGATATCATTTCTTATTTTGAACAAGTAGATAAGTTAAATTTTGTTTTAAGGGAACCTATGGTCGTTCTCGTTAAAAACGATATGAAATCGGGTAAACAAATTATTATGATGGATCATTGGTTGCCAGTACCTCTTATAAAGTACAATGAAGCATTTATCACTGAAAGTGAGATTGTAACAATTATGGAACCAACACCTGAGTTCACAGAGTATTTCGAAAATGCTGTTACCACTATAAACAAAGCTAAAATAGTAAGAGAAGAAAACATCGAGGTGAACGACATGGAAATGTCCAAAGAGATGATTCATATGATGTTGGACACTGTTGGTCCAGATACATCTATAGTTCATTAATAATCATGCACAGGCTACATACTGGACTGTAGACCTTTGTCAAGTGGAAGTCAAGCAATTTTAAGGTAAACATATCATGGAACAAGAAACAACACCAATCCCAGCAACAAAGACGAGGAAGCATTACATCAACAATGCAGATTTCTGTCAAGCACTATTAACATACCAAGCGGCAGTAGCAGAATCTAAAAAGACTGGTGCACCAAAACCAAAAATTCCCAACTACATCGGTGAATGCTTTATGAAAATTGCTGAAGGGCTTTCACATAAACCAAACTTCATCAACTATACTTACAGAGATGAAATGGTTGGTGATGGTATCGAAAACTGTCTGATGTACTTTGAAAACTTTGATGTTTCGAAATCAAGTAATCCTTTTGCATACTTTACACAGATCATTTACTTTGCTTTCTTACGCAGAATTCAAAAAGAAAAGAAACAACTGTATGTCAAGTACAAGGCAACAGAACAGTTTGGTATTTTCAATGAATCCGAAATGATGGGTTATGACGATGTTGCCGCAAAGCCTTTTGAACTGTATGAGAATATTTCCGAATTCATCGAAACGTTTGAAGAAACCAAAAAGAAGAAAAAGGAAATAAAGAAGAACAAAGGTATCGAAAAGTTTTTGGAAGATTGATATGAAAATTGGACTCACCTGCTCTTGTTTTGATTTATTCCATGCTGGTCATGTGTTGATGCTAGAAGAAGCAAAGCAACAATGTGATTACCTAATTGTTGCATTACAGACAGACCCAACGCTTGATAGACCGGAGAAGAACAAACCGGTACAGTCCGTCTATGAACGGTATGCACAACTCAAAGGTTGCAAGTATGTTGATGAAATTATACCGTATTCCACTGAAGAAGACCTTTTAAACCTATTGACTTCAGTGAATTATGATGTTAGGATACTTGGTGAAGAATATCGGATCAAACCGTTTACTGGCAAACATCTAGATAAGGAATATTACTATAATACCCGCAACCACAAATATAGTAGCACTGAATTGAGGAAACGAATTGAAAGTAGTGAAAGCACCAAAATGTCTAAATAAAGGAACACTTTGGAGCACCAATGTCTAATCAATTTCCAAAAACCTCATCAATTAACCGTAAAAATGCTATAGACTGTGGACAAAAAATTTATGATGGTGTGCCTTGTAAAACTTGCGGTTCGACAAAGAAACATGTTTCCAGTTATAGTTGTGTGAATTGCAACGTCAAACGTAATTTACCTAAACTTTATGACAAAGAGTTAATGTCGAAATATAGGACAAAAGATAAAGTTGATCTTTATTGGAAAAATAATCCAGATAAATTTAAAGCAAAAAACGACAAATATAACAATTCAGAAAAAGGTAAAATTGTCAATGCTAACAAAGCGGCAAAAAGGAGAGCTAGTGTCCGAAATCAATTGCCAGTCGATGCGGATTTAGATATAATCAAAAGTATATATGAAGAATGCCGGAGATTGTGTGTAGAAACTGGTGTTATACATGAGGTGGATCATATTATTCCTATTGCAAAAGGTGGACTTCATCACCAAGATAATTTACAAATTCTTACTATGACACAAAACAGAAAAAAGGGTTCCAACATATTATGAAGGTCGCAATTATTACCGATATTCATTTTGGTGCCAGAAATGACTCGCTCCACTTTTTGGATTTCTATGAAAAGTTTTATGATGAAACATTTTTTCCTGCTATTGATTCTGCCGGAATTAATACTCTGCTCATTCTTGGTGACACGTTTGATCGCCGCAAATATGTAAACTTCTATTCTCTGCAACGTGCAAAGAAGATGTTCTTTGGTAAATTAGCCGCACGTGACATTAAGGTCCACATGCTGGTAGGTAATCACGATACCTATTACAAGAACACAAACGATGTTAATTCACCAAGACTTGTTCTGGAAGAATATGAGAACATCAATATCATAAAGAATCCGACCACACTACAAATTGAAGACATTTCGATTTGCATGATGCCATGGATTTGCCCAGAAAACTATGACGATTCTATGGCAACACTCAAAGATACTAATGCAACAATCTGCATGGGACATTTTGAGATTGAAGGTTTCCAGATGTATCGTGGTGCACCGTCACATGATGGTTTAGAACCTAAAATGTTTGACAAGTTTGACCTGGTATTTTCTGGACACTATCACCATAAGTCAAGCCGGGGTAACATACACTATCTCGGCAACCCATATGAGTTGACATGGCAGGACTATGATGATCCTCGTGGCTTCCACATATTCGACCTGAAAACACATGAGATGGAATTTATACAGAATCCAAACAAAATGTTTCAGAAGATTATGTATGATGATAAAGATGTGGAGATTAAAGAGATCACAAACATGGACTTATCACATTTGAAAGCAACTTATGTTAAAGTTGTTGTTGTGAATAAAACAAATCCATACCTTTTTGACACATTTATTAATAATGTATATCTTGCGAATCCAATTGACATTACAATTGCTGAGGACTTTACTGAGTTGGAAGACATTGAGGACAATGATGTGGATCAAGCTGAAGATACCACAACAATACTCAACAAATATGTTGACAACTTGACAACTGATTTAAAAAAAGATAAAATAAAAACTCTATTAAAAGAGTTATATGTTGAAGCATTGAACGAGGAATCATAATGAGTTCACCGACAAAAATGGTAAATAATCAATTGGTCGAAAAAATGTTTTTCGTACCAGCTTTCATTGTTGACAATGAAATGTTTTCTTCGGAAGAATGTGATTACATATCAAATTATTTTCAGAACAATTATACCTTACATCCGGGCGAAGAATATTCCGATATAACTGGTATACCCGAACAGAGGCGCACTAACGTTGTTTTGGTGAGTCAACCAAATGAATATACCAATTGGATGTGGGAAAAATTTAATAATTTAATTGCATACTATAACGACCTATATTTTAATTTTGATTTATATGGCTTCAATTATTTACAGTATGCAAAATATAATATTGGAGATAAGCATGAGTTTCATATGGATTTACCTTTAAACGGAAAAATTATAGAACACAGTCTACTCGAACATCTACGTAAACTCTCGGTGATTTTATTGTTAAATGAGCCTGGTGTGGATTTTGAGGGTGGCAATTTTCAAATCAATCACTTCTCTGAAAACTTTCCATGGGAAACAAATTTGAAAAAAGGTTCGGTTATTTTGTTTCCTTCTTTTATGTTGCACCGAGTGGCACCCATTTTGTCTGGTAACAGGCAATCTATCTCCGTTTGGGCTGTTGGACCTAAGTTTAAATAATGATTATTTTCAAAAAATGTCGTTGGAAGAATTTTCTTTCAACCGGTAACGCATTCACCGAAATTGACCTAACTCGTTCAACCAACACCTTGATTGTTGGTCATAATGGTGCCGGTAAATCCAGCATCTTGGACGCACTCACTTTTGGTCTTTTCGGTAAACCCTTTCGCAAAATTAATAAACCACAACTTGTAAACTCGATTAACAATTCGAATACTGTAGTTGAGATTGAATTCAGTATTGGTAAAAAACAATACAAGGTAACACGAGGTATCAAGCCCAACGTTTTTGAAATTCATTGTGATGGTGTATTGGTAAATCAAGATGCAAAGTCAAAAGATTATCAAGAACACCTTGAAAGATTCATCCTTAAACTGAATTACAAATCATTCACTCAAGTTGTCATTCTTGGGTCAGCTTCTTTTGTTCCTTTCATGCAGTTATCTCCTGCTGACCGTAGAGCAATCATTGAAGATTTACTTGACATTCAGATTTTTTCTTCAATGAATGTAATAGTAAAGAATAAAATTTCAAATATTAAAGATAGTCAGAAGACTGTTGAATATGATATGAAACTTATTGCAGAAAAGATTGAACTTCAGAAACTGAACATAGAGGAACATAAGAAAAACAATCTTGTTGAAATCGAAAAGAAGGTTACTGAACTGAACACGAATGCTGAAGCCGTTAAAACTACGTTAAAAAATATTGGACTAATACAAAAGCATGTTGATATTTTATCCAATAGAGTATTAGATGAAACTACAATTGCTACAAAAAATAAAAAGCTATTACAGATTGAAGCCAAGTTTGAAAATAACATTGGTAAGTTGAGAAAAGAAATTGCTTTTTATGAAGACAATGATAATTGTCCGACTTGCCAGCAGACCATCACTGATGACCATAAGACAACACATGTGTCGGAAAAGAAAACTAAAATTCAGGAGATTTCTGAGGCACAAGATAAACTTAAAGGGGAGTTACAAAAGGTCACTGACCGTATTGAGGTAATAAATGGTATTCAAAAACATATTCGAGATCATCAAACTGAACTTGTAAAATTGAATACACAGATTACAAGTATCAATCAATATAATGTTAAACTTTTGACTCAGATAGATGAATTGAAAAAGAAATCGAATTCAGGTGAAGAAGACAATACTAAACTTAAATCATTAAAGGAAGAAATGTCTGCTTCAATTGCAACTGGTAAAGAACTTGCAGAAGAAAAACAATATCATGAGTTTGCTGCAACTTTGTTAAAAGATACAGGCATCAAAACAAAAATCATTAAACAATATTTGCCTGTCATGAATAAATTGATTAACAAATACTTGACTGCTATGGACTTTTTTGTTAACTTCAATTTGAACGAATCATTTGAAGAATCCATTAAGTCTCGTCACCGTGATGAATTTTCTTATGCATCATTCTCTGAAGGTGAAAAGATGCGTATCGACTTGGCATTGCTATTCACATGGAGACAAATTGCTAAGATGAAAAATTCGGTTAGTACAAATCTTTTGATTCTCGATGAAGTGTTCGATTCTTCTCTTGATGGTGTTGGTACAGAAGAATTCTTAAAACTTTTGAACAGCCTAGATAATACTACAAATGTTTTTGTAATCTCACATAAAGGTGACCAGCTTTTCGATAAGTTCCGGTCTGTAATTAAATTTGAAAAAGTGAAAAACTTCTCACAGGTGGCAAAATGAATGATAAAAATGATTTTCTAGTAATTGATACTGATGCATGGAAAAAAGATTTACCTGTAATCAGCAAAAAAATTGAAATTTTTACTCTTGTACCAGAAATACATCCAGCTTTAAAGTC